TGTGGTTATTGTGAACCTCCTAGCTCTATGAGAACAGCAGTTTTCAAATTGCTATCAGACTTGTACGAATACAGAGAATCTAGCGTTGAGTCTACTAAGCCTAACAGCAACGTAGTTACAGCTTACGAATTAATGAAACCATTCAAAAGAATTAACATATTTATCTAATGATTGGAAAACTTAGAAATAGAATAACCTTTAATACGAAAACAAGCGTTTCTGATAGTGCTGGTGGCTTTGTGAATACACTTGTACCTTATTACACTTGCTGGGCTGAAATGGTCTCTAATAGCGATTCTAAGACCAACATAACTAGTAAAGATAGCTTGAGCGATGCAATTACTTTTAGAATTAGATATACAACAGGCAAGACATTTACTCAAGCTCTTGTAATTACTTGGAAGTCAAGAACTTATCTAATTAACTCTATTATAAACGAAGGTGATTTGAATCAATATTATTTAATCGGTTGTGCAACTCTTAAGTAATGGCTAGTTTTCAAGCAAAGATTATTGGTGTAGATGCCATTATTAGAAAGATTAACGCTGCTCCTAAAAAAGTAGCTGAAGAATCTGTAAAGATTATAAATGATTCTGTTAAAGAAATTTATAATGCTGCTAAAGCAAGAGTTCCTGTAGGCAAAACTAAAGTATTAAAAAATTCTATTGGGTTTACTGAGTATGCACAAGGAGTAGGTGCAACAGTATTTGCTAGTGCTTATTATGCTGCTTATGTTGAATTTGGTACTGGTAATAGTTATGGGATACCCCCATATAAAAATATAAATAGAAGTGAATTAGAGGCATACGCTCTTACTTTTAAAGTTAGAAAGGACGAACTAATTGGTAGGCCTTATAAACCATATATGTTTAATTCATATAGCGAAGTTTTAGGTAAGATGGTTAACAAGATTAAGAAAATTAGGATATAAATATATTTCGTTAAATTTGTAAAAAATGAAGGACTGCGGATATACATTAAGGAAGGCTTATATAGATAAGCTTACAGCGGCTTCTTACTCATTGAGTGTTTATGATACCATAGCACCTGACACAGTAGAACCACCTTATTTGATTATCAGTAGTCAGACACAAGCAGAGAATAGTAATAAACAAAGCTTTGGTTTTGATGTTAGTATTCAATTTGACATAGTTTATAGGACTTTTAAAGCAGGTGAAGTTGGTCAGAAATCAGTAGATACTTATGCTAATGATTTTTTAGTAATTGTAGGAGTTAATCCTCCTTTATACCCAAATACGGCACCTGATTTTAAGATAGTTACTAGAAGGGTTAGCTCTAATATTGCTACCTTTGACTATGTGAATGAAGCTTATGTTTTCAGAAGGGTGATAACAATGGATCATTTCGTGAATCAATTAACATAAAATAAAAATAAAATAAAATGCCGACAACAAGTGTATTTAACGGAACCTCATTAGTGGTTCTAATCGGAACAGAGGTAATAGGATTTGCTACTTCTTGTTCATTAAGTTTAGCTATCGATACTCCTGATGCTTCTACTAAACAAAGTTTAGGATGGGCTGATGAGATTGGTGGACAAAAATCTTGGTCTTTAACAACTGATGGTTTAGCTACAGTAGTACCTGGTTCAGTTGCTACTTATGTAACTACAGCTGAATTGAACGCTTTAGCAATCGCTAGAACTTCAGTTTTAGTTAAATTTACAACAGTAGATAACTCAACAGTAAATGGTGTAACTCCAGTTACAGGTGATGTGATTTATTCAGGTCAAGCATTTATCGAGAGCGTAGATATGACTGCTGATATGGAGAATCCAGTTACTTACTCAGTTTCTTTCAAAGGAACAGGAGCATTAACTATCGCTACCAACGCATAATAACCAACCAAAAATAAACCAAAATGAGAGGACAATTTGAATTAACTCTTTCCGATGGAAAGAAGATACCGATGCGTTTTTGTACGTGGAGTCTTAAAAGATTCTGTCAATTACAAGGCATAGGTCCTTCTGAAATAGGGGAGGCTTTAAGTGGACAAGCGTCTTTGGATGCTATTATCAACTTACTGAAAGCTGCTGCTGAATACCCATTATACTCACAAGGTATAACACCAAACTTTACTGAAATAGAAGTTTGTGATTGGGTAGATGATATGGGAGGAATGGGAAGTAAAAAATTCCAAGAACTGATGACAGCATTATCAGAAAGTATGCAAAGTGGAATAGAAAGTGCCCCAACAAAGTCAACTAAAAAGGATGGAGTAAAAAAAAATTAGAGTGGATTGACATAGAGAAATATACAATGGGGGAGTGCAAAGTGCTTCCCCATTTGTTTTGGGAGATGACGATGGGTGAATTAGATTTTGTGTGGTATGGATATAGACACGAAGAAGAGCAACAATGGATTAGAACTAGGTGGCAAACAACAATGCTAATTAATATTCAACTACCGAAAGGGAAAAAGGTTAAACCTAGTGAGCTTATGGAATTAGACTGCGATACTCGTAACTTTGTAAAGCCTAGAGTAATGGATGAAGATGAATTAAAGGCTGTGCTTAAAAAATATGGACATATATAAACTTATAGGATAATGGCAGAGAATCAGATGATTAAAATTGAGTTCGACTTTGATTTAGGGAATGTTCCTGCGTCAGCTAAAAAATTTGCTGAATATCTAAGAGGAATTGAAACTACTTCTAAAGAAACTGGGGATCAATTAAAAAAATTAGGAGATGGCATAGATAGAACTTCTGAAAAGATGACAAAGGCAGGCAATAGCATTAAGAAATCTAACCAACAATGGACAAGCTTTGCATTAGTTATTCAAGATTTACCTTATGGATTTAGAGGTATTCAAAATAACCTTCCTGCTCTCGTAGGAGGTATTGCTGGAGCAGCTGGGCCTATTTACCTTATAGCTTCTGCTCTTATAGCATTTACAACAGCTTATGAGAAAGAAATAGCTTCTTTTATATATGGAATTAATGCCGTAGATAGTGCACAACAAAAATTAAATGTTGCTATTTCTGATGGTATTGGTGTAGCAAAAGCAGAGACTGCAACAAATGCAGCATTGTTAATAGTAATAAACGATGTTAATAAAAGTACTACAGATAGAACAGAAGCATTAGATTTACTTAAAGAGAAGTATAAAGGCAATATAGATCTTCAAAAAACAGATATTGATGACGGAAAGTCTTTAATAGAAATTACTAACAAAATTTCAGAAGCATTATTAAGAAAAGCAAGAGCTGAAGCATTTTCTAAATTAATAGCAGAAGAAGAAGCAAAAATATTTAAGCTTCAGGCTGAGCAAGGCGAACAAGTTGTTAAAAATCTAGGTTTTTTAGAAACTAGTTATCAAGTATTAAAAAGTGTTGGAAATGTTGCTACAACATCATTAAATGTTACTACAGCTGCTTTTAATAAACAAGGCAAAGAAATTACTAAGGCACAAGGCAATGTTACATTATTTACTAATAAATTAAATGAAAACACTCTTGCTCAAGTCGAAAATAATGACGCAGCAACCTTAAGTACAGCAGCGCCTAAAAAAGACAACAGAGCTAAAGAAAGATTAAAGGCTATAGAAAACGCTAATGATGCAGAAACTAAGGCCTATATTACTACATTAGATGAAAGAGGTAAAAAAGAATATGAGGCTGGTCTATTGTTAGCTGACAATCTTGAAAAGATGAAGGCCGCAGGATATACTAATTCAATAACATATTATGCTGCCTATAGACAAAAGATGTTAGATATTGCAAAATATTATGATGATAAAGAAATTAAAGAACAAGAAAGAATTAGCAAAGAGTTTATAAGTGCTTTTAAATCTGAAACTAAACAACAAGAGTCAGATTTTAATCAGTTTTATAAAACTAAAATGGATTTGGCTACTGGTGATTTAGGTGCTCAAAAAGAAATTTTATTACAACAAAGAGCACAATTAGAAGAAGGATTAGTATTACAAGCTATTAGTTGGGATACATATACAAAAGGTGTAGGTCAAAATGTAAAAGCTGTTGCAGATATTTCTAGTAAAATAACTAAAGACGCTTTCGATTCTTTAATGAATATGGGTAATGGTATTATGAACGCTTTAGGCCCATCATTAGATATGCTATTAGAAAAAGGTGCAAGTATTGGAGATGTTTTAACAAATGCATTTCAAAGTGTTTTAAGACAATTAGCAAAAGTGATAATTTCAGCTGGAATAGCAGTTGCTTTATTAGCTATTTTATTCCCAGGTATGTTAGCAAAGGCAGGTGGTGCAGGAGCAGTATTTAAAGGACTAATTGGGCAGGGTATGGGTATTGGTGGATTAATAGGAGGAGGTGGTACAAGTAAAGGGGTAGATGCAACAAATGGCACTAATGCAATTAATACAATACAAAGCAATTCATCAGCAGGTCAAGGTGGTGGTAATTTTGTACTTAAAGGTCAAGATTTAGTATTAGCTTTAAACAGAAGCGAATCATCATTAAAACTTAGAAGAGGATAATGGCATACGGACAAAAATACTCAGTAACATTTGCTACAATAGCAGATAAGAATGTAGAACTAAAGATATGGCAAGATCCTTATACTGGAGCTATTATTAACTTGCAAGGTGTTGGTTTAAACCTTGATTATATTCCTAACTCTGACGATCCGTATGAGCCTATATTTGCTTCTCAATTAGCAGTATCTATAGACTTTACAGACCAATTAGCAAATATTATTAATTTTACTAATATAGATGATAGGTTTAATTATGTAGAAATGTACGTTGATAATGTTATTCAATGGGTTGGTTTTATTATTAATGACAATGTTCAAGTCTCTTATTCTACAGGTAGAAAGATAGCTAACTTTAATGCTACTGATGGTTTAGGAATGTTAAAAGATATAGCATTTGTACCGCCAGTTGGTAATTTAGGGGTAAATGATACTAACTCATTACTTACTATATTAAGAACTTGCTTTAATTCTATAGGTTTTAAAAACAACAGAAACACAGTTACAATGTGTTCTTATTTTGCTAATGGGATGTCTGATAGAGCTGTAAACTCTTGGAGAGATCCATTTGTGCAAACTTATATGTGCTATAGAAACTTCTTAAAAGATGAATATAATTATACTAACTGTTTAGATATTATATCAAATATTGCTAAGTCTTTTGGGTGTAGAATATTTCAAGCTAATGCTAAATGGTGGATTGTTGCAGTAAATGAATTTGCTGAAACAAATGCTTATTATACAGAATATAATACAAGTGGAGCAAGAGTAGATAATTTAGATGGTAATTTAATAAACACATCATCTACAATACAACCTTATATAACAAATACATCAGGATTATACTTTATTGATAACAGTCAATTAAAGATTCTTAATAAAGGATTTTATAAGATTATAGCCGAAGGTAATGTAGATACTGCTAATAATTATTTTCCTAATGGCGACTTATCTAATAATAATGGTACAGAAGCAGAATATTGGACTAGAAGCTCAACTGGCGATGGAACTTGCTTATTATTGCAAAACGCAATTTTAGATTATTATTACTTTCAATTAACAGCTCCATCAGGTGGCCCAGCAGGAACAGCAGCAGTTACCCTAAACGCTACATCTAATGCTTATGTAACATCAGGAGATGCTTTACAATTAAATATAACAATAGGTGCTAACTCTGTTGCAACAGTAATTGGGTTTATAGACATATCTATTAATACTGGCTCTACTATTTATTATTTAAACAATAATAAAGAATGGCAAACCACTTCAACATCCTTTTCGGTATTTAACCCTAAAACAAGTGGAGCTGCACAAGACTTTGTATTAGATTTAAAAACAGCAATATTCCCTGGTAGTGGTCAATTAAGTTTTACATATAGAATATCAGAAGGCATAGCATTTACTACCCTTACTAATTTTGTATTAAAGATTAAATCAATAGTATCTGCTTATAATCTAACTGGAACATTGGTAGAAAATGTTCAGTATACTAATACTATATCATTGCCTTATGGCTCTAGTGGTTCAGATTCTTTTTATCCATCTTGTAAAGGAGCTTTAATATTAAGCAATAATAGTGTGGCTGCTGGATGGTACAGATATGGCCAAGATCCTGTAGGAGAATTTTTTACTATAGCTGAATTATTAGTACAACAATACATAAACACTTACGGACAAAACATTATTAATTTAGATGCCTCAGTAAGTAGTTTTTATACTGAAAACATTAACTACCCAATACTTAATGCAGCTAAGCTTATTTTTGCAACAGATACAGATCCTGCATCAATAAATATTAGTGGCAAATCATATATGTTAGGTAATGCTACTATAGACTTACCTAGTGACCAAACAAGTTTAACATTGTTGCAGATAAGTAATACTGAAATAGTTTGCACAAGAGTAAATAAATATTCACCTCAAACATCAACTTTCTAATATGGCATCAGTAATTAACGGAACTAATATAGTTTTATACGCTAAAAGAAGTAATGCAAAATATTACTTTAACGCATCAATAAATAATGCAACTATTGCATCTAATACTTATTATCAATTAGGCGAAGAAGAGAATACAGGAGCTTCTGCTAACTTAAGCAAAGCTTATGATAATACATTCTTTGGTTTTATCACTAATATTAGTTATCCTAGTCAAACAGCAATCCCTGCTGGTACTTGGACTTTTGTAAACTATTTAGATATAACCTATAACTTAGCTTATAGCCCAAACTTTTATTACAAGGTTTTTAAATATAATGGCACTACATTAACATTATTAGCTACCTCTGGCACTTTTGCTTTTACTGCAAATGCCAAAACAAAATATACAAGTACAATGTCTATGCCTGCTGTAGCATTAAATCAAACAGATAGAATTGCTATACAAATATGGACAACAAACGTAGATGCTAGAGATGTAACATTATACACGCAAGGGATAAATGACAGCTCAGTAACTACGACTTTAGATTATTATACTCCATTTGGTGCATCTACAAACTGCTCATTTGAAACTAGCGTAGAACAAATAGAAGTAACTAGCCAAACATCTGCTTGGTTTAGAGAATATAAAAATGATGTTACTACCTGGTCAGTTAATTGTGATGGTTTCATAACTTTAAGCAATAACTATAACTATGCGTACTTATTACAATTAGTTTTAGATAAAACACCAATAACAATTAAATTTGCAATAGATAACGATAATGGAGCTGGTAGCGATACCTTAGGCAATACAGTCCTTACAGGATTAGCAAACTTGACATCATTGTCTCTATCGGCCCCTGTTGAGGGTGCTTCTACTTATAGTGTATCATTACAAGGAACTGGAGGTTATTCAATAGATGGAATTGCAGTACAAACACAAGGAATATCTATTGGAACTCAGATTGTTAAAATGCTAGATTATACAGCAACTGGCGGTGAAACAACAATAACCTTTACAGATGCTATTGGGTTTACTTGTTTTAGTGTTAGTAGAGGTGGTGTAGAAGTTCAAACAATCTTAACTACAGGAACTCCAACTGGAGATAATGTAAAGTTTGATACAACAAGTGGCATATTAACTTTTGGAACAGCATTAACAGCAAATGAATTTGTAAGAGCATTATTCAAATAATTATGAGTCAATTACAGATAGTAAATTCAGCTAAGTTTATAACCCTTGCAGGTTCAGGTAATGTTATTGCAGGTGGTGATACAAATGGCACATTAACTAAGATAACAATAGGAAGTGGGCTAACCTTAACTGCTGGTGTATTAACATCTTCAGGTGGTACAGCTTTAAGCTTGACTACAACAGGAACAAGTGGTGCTGCAACTTACAATAGTGGCACAGGTGTTTTAAACATTCCTATCTACTCATCAGGTGCTGGGGCTGTATCTAGTGTCTTTGGGAGAACAGGTGCTGTTATTGCCGTTAGTGGCGATTACAATACTGACTTAGTTACCGAAGGTTCAACTAACTTATACTATACAAATACAAGAGCTAGGGCTGCTTTTAGTGCCAATGTAGGCTCAGCATTAACCTATAACTCTTCTACTGGTAGATATACTCTACTTGCAGCAGATAGTGGTACAGCAGGTTATATTACAGCTGCTGACTATAACTATTGGAATGCTAAACAAGCTTCTTTAGGTACAGGTACTACAAGCCAATATTTAAGAGGTGACTTAGCTTGGGCCACACCTCCTGCACCAGCATTATCAGAATTATCTGATGTTTTAATAACATCACCAAGCAATGGTCAATTATTAAGATATACTCTATCAGGTTGGAGAAACTTTACCCCAACCTTTGTAGCTGCTGGTTTCTTTAGTGCTACAAGTCCATTATTTTACGATAGTTCAACAGGTGTATTTACTATACAACAAGCTACATCAGGTCAGAATGGCTTTTTAAGTTCAACTGACTGGAATACCTTTAATGGTAAACAAAATCTATTAAGTGGCAATGGATTTGTAAAGGTATCTGGTTCGTCTGTCAGCTATGACAATAGCACTTACTTAACAACATCTAGTGCAGCTTCTACTTATCTACCTTTAACTGGTGGTACACTAAGTGGCACATTAACTTCAACAGGTTTCTTTGAGTCTTCAGATAGGCGTCTTAAAAAGCAATTAGAGGCGAATTACGGCCCTCAAAATGTCGGTGATATACAAGCCTATCTTTACATAAAAGATGGCAAGGAAGAGGTAGGATATTACGCACAAGAGGTATCTAAGGTTATTCCTAGTGCTGTAACAGAAGGGATAGATGGTTTTTTAGCTGTAGCTTATAACCAAGTGCTTGTAGCTAAGATACAATACTTAGAAAACGAACTAAAAGCAATTAAAGATGAGTTGGGCAGGACTAGCAAGTAATCAATGTATTACATACAACAACCTTAAAGATGCCGTAACAACTGGTGTTTTTGAATTAGCCGATGTTGCTGTGCCACCAGGTTCATTAATTATAACAAGAGCAGCTGCTGAGCAGTATGTAGTTATAAACCCAATTACCTCAAAGGCCAATAATCAGCTTCCTGTTAAATCAGATCTAATACCTATTACTGGTGTATTCAAATGGGAGATTTCTTCTAATGGAGACAGCTCAGTAAATGCTTGTTCTTTATTCTTAGATATATACAACATAGCTTGGACTAACACCGCAACCCCAACTACAGGAACTGTCTTTTACGAAAATTATACTTTAACCACTATTTACCCTATGAGTGGGTATACTGGATTGTTTTTACACTATAGAACTTGGAATACTTCAGGTGCTGGATTTAGGGCAAGATTTAACTTAGGTACATCTGCTATAAACAATAGTCCTATAGCTTGTTAGGTATTCTCTAAGAATTGATTAAATTTGTAAAAATTATAAAGAATGTCCTGCATAAGCACTAATGCTGATTTTAGACCAGCTCAATACAATATATCTATTTGGAAAACTAATACTTGGAGTCAGATATTCCTTTTGACTGCAAATACTGTACCTATTAACTTAAGCACGGCTACTGTAGAAATTGAGATTAGAAAGACAATCACTTCTTCTACTGTCGAACTTACCTTAACGGAAAATGGTGGTGGCATTACAGTAGGTGGTCAAAATAACAATATGATTACCATTAACAAAGACATCAACTTAGCAGCTGGTAACTATGTATATGATATGGCTGTTAAATTTTCTAATACCAATATAAAAACATATATATGGGGTAACTTTATTGTTTATCAAGATATTACAAATATATAATGAGCACAGAAATAACAATTACAAGTACTACGATTGACATTAATGTTACCGAGTCACCAATAACAATAGAGGCCCCTTCAGGAGCCTATCCATTACCTACAAGTGTTTATAGTGTGTTTGGTAGAACAGGTAATGTGGTTGCTACAGAAGGTGATTATACCTTAACGCAATTAGCAGGGGTTACTATAACTAGCCCAGTTAGTGGACAAGCCTTAGTGTATAATGGTACCTCTTGGGTAAACAATACGGAAACTTATGTAGGTACTGTTACTAGTGTAGCTGCCCTTACGTTAGGAACTACAGGAACTGATTTAACATCAACTGTTGCAAATAGTACAACAACTCCAGTAATAACGTTAAACGTTCCTACTGCAAGTGCTAGTAATCGTGGGGCCTTAAGCTCTGCTGATTGGTCTACTTTTAATGCTAAACAAGTTGCCTTAAATGGTACTGGTTTTGTAAAGATTGTTGGAACTACAATTAGTTATGATAACTCAACTTATTATCTAGCTTCTAATCCAAATGCTTATATTCCTTTAACAGCTTTAAGCTCTACGGCTACAGGCTTGACTTATACAAATACTACTGGTGTGTTTAGCACAACTGCTGGATATGCCATACCTACAACAGCTAAACAAACAACCTGGGATACAGCTTATAATGATTCTATTATTAGTGCATCAGTAACAGGGGTTACTACAAAAACATTAACCCTAAATCAGCAAGATGGTGGCACTATTGTTACTACTTGGACTGACTATGATACTGCTCCTGTTACTTCGGTATTTGGTAGAACTGGTGCTGTGGTAGCAGTTAATGGTGACTATACTACTAGCCTTGTAACTGAAGGCACTAACTTATACTATACACAAGCAAGGTTCGATACTGCTTTCGCTGCCAAATCAACAACTGATTTAGCAGAAGGAGCAAACCTTTACTATACAGATGTTAGAGCTAGAGCTTCTAACTCATTCGTAGCTGGTTCAGGTGCATACAATAGCACAACAGGGGTTATAACAATCCCTACCAATAACAATCAAATAACTAATGGTGCTGCATATATAACCTTAACAAGTTTAAGTGTTATCACACCATTAAGTTATAACAATACGACTGGTGCATTTACTATATCTCAAGCAACAACAAGTACTAATGGGTATTTAACTAGCACGGATTGGAATACTTTTAACAATAAAGAAGGAGCAGTTACTGCTGGAACTACTTTACAATACTATAGAGGTGATAAGACATTCCAAACATTGGATACTAGTGTAGTAGTAGAAGGTACAAACTTATATTATACACAAGCAAGATTTGATAGTGCATTTGGTGCTAAGTCAACTACTAACTTAACTGAGGGCACAAATTTATATTACACAGATACAAGAGCAAGAGCAGCCATAACAGGCACAAGCCCTATAAGTGTTACAAGTGGCGTAGTTGCTATAAGTCAATCTAATACTACAACTAACGGATATCTTTCTTTTACCGATTGGAATACCTTTAACGCAAAGCAAGCTGCTTTAAACGGAACAGGGTTTGTTAAGATAACAGGCACTACTATTTCTTATGACAATAATACTTACTTAACAACTATCTCAGGCATAGCTGCTGGAGGTGAATTAAGTGGTACTTACGCTAATCCAACATTAGTTAACTCAGCTGTAATAGGCAAAGTTTTAACAGGTGTAAACATAACTGGTGGTACAGTAGTAGATACTGATACTATATTAACTGCTTTTGGTAAGGTACAAAACCAAATCAATGGCTTAATTGGTGGATCTATATACAAAGGAACTTGGAATGCGAGTACTAATACTCCAGCTTTAGCGAGTGGAGTTGGAGTTGCTGGTAATTACTATATCGTATCTGTTGCAGGTACAACTAACTTAGATGGCATTACTGATTGGCAAGTAGGTGATTGGGCTATATACCAAGGTAGCGAATGGGAGAAGGTAGATAATACAGATGCAGTAGTTTCTGTAAATGGATTTACTGGTGCAGTTAGTTTATCTACATCAAATATTAACGAAGGTTCTAATCTTTACTTTACTAATGCTAGAGCAATAGCTTCTACATTAACAGGCTATACAAGTGGTGCTGGTGCAATTACATCTGCTGATACTATCTTAAGTGCAATACAAAAACTTAATGGCAATACAAGTGCTATTGTTTCAGGTGTTTCTAGTGTTTATGGTAGAACAGGAGCAGTAGTAGCTAACACAGGAGATTATACAACATCACAAGTAACAGAAGGAAGTAATCTTTATTATACCCAAGCTCGTTTTGATACAGCCTTTGGTTTAAAAACTACAACAAATTTAACAGAGGGAAGTAATCTATACTATACTGATACTAGAGCAAGGTTATCTTTGTCATTTGTAACAGGTAGTGGAGCTTATAATTCTACAACTGGAGTTATAACAATACCTACTAACAATAACGAAATTACAAATGGCTCTAACTATATCACTTTAACTTCTTTAAGTTCTAGTGCAACAGGGTTAACATATACAAATACAACAGGGGTATTTACTTTAACGGCTGGTTATGTAATACCAACTACGTCTAGAGCTACTGAATGGGATACTGCTTACACAAATAGAATTACAAGTGCAACTAGTCCTTTAAGTATTACTGCTAATGCTATATCAATAACACAAGCGACTACTTCAGTAAATGGTTATTTAACAAGTACAGATTGGAATACGTTTAATAATAAACAATCAACTTTAACTTTAGGTAATTTAACAAGTACAGACATTACTGTTACAGGTGGTACTGGTTCTATTATAGGTGCAGGTTCAACCTTAACTTTAGCTACAGTTAACGCTAATGTCGGAACCTTTGGTTCTTCTAGTGCTATACCAGTTATAACAGTAAACGCTAAAGGTTTAATTACTTCATTAACAACAACTCCTGTATCTATTCCTTCAGGTGCATTAGATTTTATAGGTGATGTCACAGGCTCAGGAACTACAGGTTCTAATACTACATTAACATTAGCAACAGTTAATGGTAATGTAGGTGCTTTTGGTTCTTCTACATACGTTCCAACAGTAACAGTTAATGCTAAAGGGCTTGTTACTGCTATTAGTCAAACAATTATTGCTACAGCAAATACATCAACTACTGGTTTATTAACTTCTACAGATTGGAATACATTCAATGGTAAGCAAGGAACAATTACGTTAACTACAACAGGATCTAGTGGTGGTTCTTCTTTAGTTTCTAATACTTTAAACATCCCTACTTACACTTTAAGTGGTTTAGGTGGTGTTCCAACAACTAGAACTTTAACTATTAATGGTACAGGTTATGACTTATCAGCTGATAGGTCTTGGACAATAGATTCTACAAGTGCATCTACAAGAACTATACAAAAGTTTACAGCTACATCTGGTCAAACTACATTTACAATTACTGGCGGTTACACTGTTGGTATGGTAGATGTATATATGAACGGAGTTAAATTAGACAATGCTACCGACTTTACAGCAAGTAACGGAACTACTGTAGTATTAACTGGAGGAGCATTATTAAACTCTGTTATTGAGGTTTATAAGTTTGGTAGTCAATTCATTCCAAACAATGCTTTAAGGGTTGTAACAAGCTTTACTGCTACGGCAGCACAGACCACATTTACTGTCAATTACTCTGTAGGCTTAATAGATGTTTTTTATAATGGTTCTAATCTAGCTCAATCAGAATATACTGCAACCAATGGTACAAGTATAATATTAGCAACAGCTTGTCAATTAAATGATATAGTAGTAGTTTATGCTTACTCTTATTCAGTAGGAGCTTATAGTGGAATTGGTGGTAGTGGAACAACAAATTACCATCCTAAATTTAGTAGCTCAAGTGCTATTACAACAAGTGGTATCTATGAAGGAACTGCAGGATTTATATCCATAGGTAATACCAATACTACTTATAACTTAGATGTTAGTGGTACAGGAAGATTTACAGGAGCATTGACTTCTTTACAATCTAATATTTCTTCAGGTTCTTCAAGTTATGGTAGTTGGAATGGTACAACTAGTGGGGCAGGTTTTTTAGCATTACAATATAATGGTTCAACTTATGGTTGGATAGGTCAAGGCTCAGCAATAGTAACTTCAGGTAGTAATACTGATTTAGCTATTAGTTATCAAAATAATCTTGTTTTTTCTCAAGGGGCAGGACAAGCAAAAATGACCATAACCTCAGCAGGTGATGTAGGAATTGGCTCTTCTGGTAGTTCATCTTATAAATTACAAATTTCCAAAACAATATCATCAGCTACATCTTTACTTTGTTTAGATAATGCTACAAATAGTGCAAATGATTTTGGAATGGATTTTACTGTTTTAGGTTATTTAAGAGTGGGTGCAATTAGAATGATATATCCTGCAGCCAACGACTTATCTATGGGATTTTATACTTATAATGGCGCAGGTAATGTTACCGAAAGAATGCGTATTACAAGTGGGGGTAATGTTTTTATTGGTTATGTTAATACAGGTGTAACTGATACAAGAATGTATATTTCAGGACAGGGTACTACAAGTTCTACTTTTGCAATGGTTATTAAGCAATCTAATAACTCTACGAATTTACTTTATATTCGTGACGACGGTTTAATAAATACCGGACTTGCTACGCAATCTCCTTACAATTTAACTATTGCAGCAAGTGCAAACTGTCATATTTATAGTGATGGTACATTATTTAGAGCAACATCAAGTGCTAGATTTAAGAAAGATATTGAAGATTTATCAATTAATACTTTTGAATTAATTGATAAAATAAGACCTGTTTGGTATCGTTCATTATGTGAAAGGGATAAAAAAGATTGGTCTTGGTATGGTTTTATAGCTGAAGAACTTGCAGAAATAGACCCACGATTTGTTCATTTTGGTTATGCTTCTGAAGATTATATTAAGGATGAAGAAACAAATGAAACCAAACTTAAAGAAGGTGCTGAATTAAGAGCAGATGGCGTAATGTATGATAGATTAACTGTTCTTTTGATTAAAGGAATGCAAGAGCAGCAAAAAGCTATTCAAGAGATGAATACCAAAATAATTCAATTAGAAAAAATTGTAGCTACAAAATAAAAGAATAAAAAATGTCATTAAATACCATACTTGCCACAACTCCTTTAACGTCAACCAATTACGTTTTAAAAGCCACAGGTACAACCATAGGCAATAGCTTAATATTTGATAATGGAACTAATGTTGGAATAGGTAATACTAATACCTCTTATACATTAGATGTTAGTGGTTCAACAAGAACTAGTGCTGTGCAACCAAGTTTATTAATTAACTATACTGATGCTACAAGTTATGCTAATTTAATATTTACTGAATCAGCAGTAAATAAAGGTATTATACAATTTATTGGAAGCACATTTGCAACTACTTCAAGAAGGAATAATCTTGAGATTGTCAATGGAGCAAATGCTGATATGACATTTTGGACAAATAATACTACTAGAATGACTATAACCTCAGCAGGATATATTAACATTGCAAATAATACTGCTCAATTACTTCCTATTACTGCTGGTAACTTTCAAATTTTAGGTGGAGCATATTATAATGGTAGTAATATTATTGCAACAAGTACTGACGGACAAAGAATATTATTTAGCGGTGGAGGATTTATTTTTAATACTTTTACAGGTGCAACTATTGGAAATAGTGTTACTGATACTGAAAGAATGCGTATAACAAGTGCAGGTAATGTAGGGATAGGAAATGTAGGTGATTCAGCAGTAAGATTAGGGGTAACGGGAACAGGAACTTCAAGTGCTGCATATGCTTTTATAGCTTATGATATTACGGCTAATGCTTTATTAGCTTTAAGAAATGATGGTTATACATTTATGGGAACAAGAGCAAATTCTCCATATAATTATAATACAACTTATGCTCCAAGAACTGCTGGTTTAGATGCCGCTGGTGGTATAGGTTATATAACATCAACAAGAGAATCAAAAGGTAATATTAAAAATATAAAAAATATAGATTTTATTAATCAGTTAAACCCTGTATCATTCAATTATCGTAAAAAGAATGAAAATAAAACTGAATTTATAGATGAATTATATGAAGATGTTTATTATGGATTTATTGCAGATGAGGTTGAAGCATTAGATAAAAATTTAGTTTTTTATGATGATGTAGAAGGGGGAGGCAAAAAATTGTCAGGTGTTCATTACAATAGTATGATTGCCATATTAACAAAAGCTATTCAAGAGCAACAAGCATTAATCACATCATTACAAGAACAAATAAACGAGTTAAAAAACAAATAATATGGGGCTTACACAAAAACTGGGTACAATCCCTTTAGCAATACTAACTGACGCATCTAACAACGTAGGAATAGGAGCAGCACCTAGTGGTAGTTATAAATTAGAAGTAACTGGTACAGCTAAGGTTAGTAGTACATTATTATTGGGTGGTGCATTGACAGGTACAAGTGCTACGTTTAGTGGTGCAGGTGTTGATGTGTTTTCTTCAAGTGGAATTGGTACATCAGCTGTTTCTGGTTTATTTAGAGTAGTTACTTTTGGTACTTCAAGTGGAATTGCAATAGGTCAATCTAACAGTACAAGATATACATCTATTGCAGCTAATGATTATAAAATCTATAACGATGACTTTTTTTTGAGTACCAATGGTGCGTTTCCTTTAGTTTTAGGTACTAACAATACTGCACGACTTATTATAACCTCAGCAGGTAATGTACAAATTGATGATAGTAGTTCAAGTTCAAAGTTAGCAGTAAAAGGGGGTAATTCAACTTATCCTGCTTCATCTTCAGCAAGTTATACCTTATCTTTAAATGACCCAACTTCATCTGCAATAAATGTAGGAGGCTCACTTATATTTCAAGGATTTAAAACATCAACTACTTCAGGAGGTAATTTTGCAGGTATTGTAGGTAAAAAAGAAAATGGAACTGCAGGAAATGAAGCAGGATTTTTAGGATTCTTAACAGGTGATTCAGCAGGTACATTTAGCGAAAGAATGCGTATAACAAGTGGGGGTTATACTAAAATGACTAATAGTGGAAGCTACAATTCGGCAGGTGGTACATATCACGAAATGGTGCAAAATTTGAATAATTATCAAAGTGCTACAATTTCACATACTGGTACAAATCCTTATGGTCTTGAAATAAATTTTGCTAATACAGACCCAAATAATGCAACTAATTGGGGATTAGGGTTTTATTCAGCTTTACCAAGTTTTGTATGGATTTATAGAATATACTCAAACGGAACTGTTGCAGCTCGTTCTGATGCTCGTTGGAAAAAGAACATTGAAACTACTAGAAATGGATATCTAGAAGATTTATGTAAACTTAGAGTAGTTAAATATAATTGGTATAATCACGAAGAATACGCACCGAAAGAATTAGGTTTAATTGCACAAGAAGTAGAAGAAGTTTTCCCTAACTTAATTTCTTACGATAAAGTAACTACTAAAAAACAAGTAGAACAAGAAGATGGTACTTTTATTGAAGAAGAATTTGAAGATGGAGAATCAAGAAGCGTAAAAATAAGTGTATTGCCATTTATGTTATTAAAAGCATTACAAGAAGCCAATAGTAAAATAGAAGAATTAAATGAAAGATTAAACAAAGCAGGGTTGTAGAAAATACTTATATTTGTAAAAAATAACTACTATGATTACTTTAAATGACGAGAGTCTAAAAGCTTTAGAAAGCTACCTATTGGAAGTTCCTTTTAAATATGCGAACCCAATCCTACAATTATTAGGAAAATTAAACCAGGAGCAGAATCCACAAGCTCCTGAAGCAGAAGTTGTGGAAGGATAATGAAATTCCTTAAAGACAACATCTTGTTTATAGCCGTAATGCTCCTTGTGTTATGGCTATATTTTTTTGTTAAACCTACCTATATAGCACCAAATAATAGGCAGTTTGACTTATCTCAGTACAAAAAGATAGTAGAGGTACACGATACTACGTACAAAACATTGTACGTTAATACGTACAAGAAGGGAAATGATATACCATTCTATATCATTGATTCAGTACAAGTACCCATACACGATACTTTATACGTATTAAACGACTATTATAAGGTCAAGGCCTATTCTGACACTATTAAAAAAGATTCTAATATCTTTGTAGTGAATGATACTATCAGCCAAAATAGGATTATTTCTAGGGGTTTTACAGCCAATTTAACCGAAAAGACCATAATTAAGAGAGAGTACTACGCTAAGAAACTGACTAATACCCTTTATTGGGGCATTAGAGGCTCATACAGCCCACTTAATGGCTTGGAAGTACTAAGTCCTTCCTTGATGCTAGGTGTCAAAAATAAGGCTCTAATAGGCCTTAGTGTAAATATTAACAAAAATTATAATATTGGATACTCAGGTAGTATCTACTTTAAAATAGGTAAATAATGAATTTCTTTAGAAAAATGGTTTCAGAAGACAAAGAGGTTTCCTCTAAAAGAGTAGCAGGAATCTTCGCATTAGTAAATGGGGTAGTTTTAGCTTACCTATCTGTAAAATATGATATTAAAGAATGGTCGTTTAATGGCCTTCTTACTTTCTCAGGTGTCGCACTTGGTCTAACAACAATTAATCAAATCTTTGAAAAAAAATCTAATGCATAGTATTTACAATTCTACTGAATTAACTTCAGTTGGTATGGCTTCTACAGCTATATCTTGGCTATCCTTTATGGATGTTTTAAAGGTTGGTTCTTTTACTCAATTAGCAGTTAACATTTTGTCCATAATATGGTTATCATTACAAATATATAACTTCGTTAAAACGAAAGTTATAAAACGTAAAAAATGAAACTAACAGCTCACTTTGACTTATCAGAGTTTACTAGAAGCGAATCAGCCAAAAGGGAAGGGCTAGATAATACTCCCACATCAGAACACTTAGAAAACATAAAGATACTTTGCGAAAAGGTACTTGAGCCGATAAGATTACGTTTCGGCTCAATCAATATCTCAAGTGGATACAGGGGTAAAATGCTTAACCATTTCATTGGAGGTTCGGTTAATTCAGATCATTGTTTAGGCCGTGCGGCTGACATAGATATGGATGATAGTGGCACAGGTGTAACTAACAAAGAAATCTTTGATTATATCAAGGATAACTTAGAGTTTGACCAACTTATAAACGAGTTTAATTACTCTTGGGTGCACGTGGGATATAGACAAGGTGCTAATAGAAAGCAAGTGTTAAAAGCTGTGAAAGAGAAAGGTAAAACAGTTTACCAGGTTATTAAGTAGAAAACCAAAACCAACCAATATGGCTAAAACTAAAAACGTGGGTATCATAGGTGATACGCACTTCCCTTTCTGCCATCCTAAGTACCTCGACTTTTGTTATGAGGTATTCAACAAGTTCCAATGTTCTGAAATCGTTCACATCGGTGATGAAGTAGATAACCACGCTATCTCATTTCACGAGACTAACCCTAATGGGGAGTCAGCTTCTAAAGAGGCTATTATGGCTATGCAACAGCTTAACATTTGGTACAAGAGATTCCCTAATGTAAAAGTCTGTATCGGTAACCATTCTGCCTTACATAAAAGAAAGGCCATAGCGAACGGATTACCAGAACGTTTTATTAAATCCTATGAAGATGCTTGGGAAGCTCCTAAGGGCTGGAAATGGGCCTTAGAATGGGAAATAGATGGTGTTCTATATACGCACGGCACA